GATTTGTCGTTCTTGAACTCTGGTGCTGCTTCATCTGGGACATCTTCTTTTTTGATTGGGTTTGCAGAGAAAAGGAACCAACCTGATTTCTTAAGAAGCGTGAAGAGCTGAGTTGATTCCTCTGGTTTGAGCTCTTGGCAGTCCACAGTCAGACGAGTTGTGCCATCACCTAGAGTTGTGAGTTTTTGAATTACACTTGCTGTTTGAAACATAGTTTTATACAAGTCGTGCTTGCTCGTTATGCCTATACACGGCGACAAATTCTCCGTGTGTGAGTAGATCACTTAAATTTTTGATGTCCTTGATGTGCCGATAGTCCGTTGGCTCGTGTGTGCCCTTCAGAGGATCTTTAAGTATGGTTGTGGGTATCTGGGTCCTTCCAGACAAGAAATCTTCTACACGGTCGAAATTAAGGCCATAGCAGCCCCTCTGTGCGCCAAGTGGACGATACACGAGCCCTCCAAAAAGAATCCAATCACCGAATCTTGCAGTTTCGTTTTCGTTCGTGAATAAATGTTTGATGTCCTTACGTGTGAATTCGTGCACGTCCTTCTCGCGGGCCCATGCGTAAACCTTTACAAGAGCGCGGACCATGCCACTAAAGAGTACGATCTCTCTTATATTTACACTTTGCCCACAAGTTGGACAGGATTGTTTTTCTTCGCTTGCCATATCTTCCTGCTTTATGAAGACGACCAAGCCACTTGATTATTTGCCTCTCATCATGGTCGTCTTTTAATTTTTGAATGAATTTTTTTAGCCTCCACATACGGTTGGTTTTACTTCCCCTCTCTACTTGCTTCCAATTCCTTGTTCAATTTTATTAATCGATCAAGGGTTTTTTTAATGTTACTCCGATCAGTGAGCCACATCGCTATTATTGCCGCGGTCACGATGAGGACTCCCCATCGGAAAGCGCCGTTTCCTGTGTGCAGATAAGCGATGATCCACATTGATTGGATTATCAGTGCTGCTGGCATCATAGAGTTAGTGTATTATTTCTTGAATTCTTCTTGTTCCTACTTCCTCCAAGAAGTCCTTGAGCTCTGCCCATTTGCTGTTGTAGAAGAGAGCTAGTGACTTCCTGTATTGTTGCAATGACATTTGTTTGATTCCATTTATCAGATCCTCTTCGGTGAAATCACATTTGATCCTGGGATGTTTTATGAAGAGATCTGTGACAAAGGAAATTTGTTGAAGTGCTGGTTTTTCCATATTATTGTGCTAATTTCTGACAGTCGAAACAGAGTGGTCGTTTGAACTTGCTGATGGAGAATTTCTGGACGTTTGCTGCAATTACTTTGGCACATTCGGCACATTCTGGGCTTCCCGATGGTGCAGTTGCTTGAGCGGCAGGTGCAGGCTTTGCAGCGGGTGCTGTACGCGCGGGCGCGGGCGCACGGGCGGGTACTGCTTTAGCAGCAGGAGCTTGGGCACGTGGAGCGGCTGGTCTAGCTGCGGCTGGCGCCTTCCTGGTTGTTACTGCGGTGTGCTCACTCGAATCGGCATCCTTTGTATCATCGATCAAGAACAATCCATTGAGGGCATATTTGCGTGCATAGCTTGATGCTGTTCCTGTGATCTGGCTTGCATCCATTCCTTTTTTTTCAAGTGGCTCGCGCGCGAAGGCCGTATTGACCAATTGTGTACCATCAGCATCTTGAAGTACTGCATGAGCTTTAACGTAATGTCTCTCTCCGATGAATACTATTTCGTCGGTGATGATGAGTACTACCTCGCCAAGCAACGGCTTGACTGCTTCTAGGATGTCCTCACAACTTCTATAGTTGAAATGTGCAAAATCGTTTTCTTGGCTCTTTGGAGCTTTGAGCTCCCGTTGGATCTTGGCAAGTACCTCGATCAACGTCTTTTTTTTGTCCTGTGTTGGCATATTCGTAATTTAGCGAATAAGTGTTTTGGTTCTTCCTGTGATGTAGTTGTTGATGTTCTTCAACTGCTTTTCTGAAATCTCGTATATCAGAGTTCCATTTTCTGATGTTGCTGTTTTTTCGATTCCCAGTGATTTCAATTTCCGTGGTATAGATTCTTTGTCTGTGTACGGGAAGCCGTCGGGTTTGTAGAGCAGTCGTTGCTTCCACAGTTGATACGCTGTGTATGTTTTCATAGTTGAGATTATTATTTTTCTTTCGACCTTTGTACATGAATTATAGAACTGTTACCCAGCTTGGTCAAGCTGGTTTATCCACAGTTCAAAAAACCACCTGGCAGGGTGATTTGAAACAACTGTTTGTGCCATAATACCGTTTGTATAGTTACTCGCTTTCGCCGCCACTGTAGGCTATTGACGCGCATATTTCAGCTAGTTGCAAAAAGCATTATACGCTTGGTACAAATATGTGTCAAGAAAAAGGAAGAGGTTGGGGGGTATGTTGATTCATCCCATTCTTTTTAACCAGGCCCATCCACAGGACAATGGAAACAGGCACAGTATGTAAAAATCGTATAGTTGGTTGGAGACCCTAAAAAAGAGACCACTATTAACCCAGTCTAAAATACCATTTTCTACACGCCCTACATCTTAGCTTTTTACAACCCAACGTTCGGAAAGAAGTTTGAGCCCTGCTCTGACTGCTGCAAGAACAGCTCCAGCTACAGCACCCCAACCGAAGGTTTCCATGCTGAGATTCGCAAGGTTCAAAGCATCAAGACTTGATACTACTGAAACGAGAAAACCAGCAACAAAGGTGTTTGCTGAACTCATTAACCAACGCTTTTGACCGTTACTCAAAGGCATACGCTTTTCGTTACGTGAATAAATTTCGTTAGGAAAGGCAATTCCCAAATTATAGTCTGAGGACGTTTCGCACATACGCAGGGTTTAGCGCGGCGAACCTGACAGCTCTCTTTAATTTGTTAGGCTGATCCTCAAACGTGATTGGTTCCCCTTTAGAATAATGGACTAAATCCTCTTCATTGAATTCATGCCATTCGTCTGACCTCAACTGCTTTCCTGTATACAAAAAATATGTAGGCTCATTTTCAATGTGTCTACGTTTACCATCTTCGATGAGGTATATCTCTGGTTGGCCCTTGACCTTAACGAGCTCCCCTTCCAAGTTGCCCATTACAAGATCACGTGCCCAGTTGTCGCTCAACCTATTGCCATAGCATGACTTCCTGGCAAATTTACGGTGAGGAACAATGTTTTTATATTCAATGGTATATTTGGCCACTAAGCGCGCTAAAAGCTCTTTGAGTGACTTTTCCTGCTCTTTGGTGGGGTCCGTAGCATCAAAGTTCCCAGCCAGGCAGATTCCGATACTGTTGTTGTATCCTTTGGTATGCGCACCAAGCTCAGCATCCATGCGCCCTTGAATGGTCCTACCATCTTTCTCTATAAAATAATGGTATGCGATATAGAAATTGAGCCTTGATTTGAAGTCCCATTTCTGGCGGTGATATTCATTCACGATATCAAAAGTGTGATGGCTAGTGTCTAGCATCGGATCTGCATCGGTCCCTCCAGTGTGATGAACTATCAAATATTTCATACTAGAAATTAGTGTTTTTCTCAATGAATTCATCGCCGTCGCCACCCGCACCACCGTCGCCACCTTCTGTATTATCCAAATCTGAATCTCCACCAAGTCCACCAGTTCCAGCCGCGCCACCTGTTATTGTTTTGGTAACGCCATTATCAGTAAGAGTGCCTCCGTGTAGCATAAATATCTGCCCTCCCGCGCCTCCGCCGCCTCCGCCGCCTCCGCCGCCTCCACGTGATGTATCTTGCACACCATTAGAGCCATTTGCGCCCGCGGCGCCACTAACATCGATTGTTGATGAAGCGCCAAAAGTGATGTTACCCGCAACTTCAAAAATTATAGAACCTGCGCCTTTTCCGCCCGCGCCACCCGCTCCTCCGTCCTTTCCATCAGTATCTTCAAAACCTCCGCCGCCTCCGCCACCACCAGCACCAGGAGCTACAAAAATTGATTTCAAATATTGTCTTATATATGCTTCAAATGTTGTTGGAGCAGCTACAGAAGCACCACCAACCCCAGGTGTATTCCCTTCCCCGTTTGAGCCTCCGCCACTATTAGTTCTATGTGTTGCACCAGAGCCTCCGCCACCACCAAAACCCGAACCATCAGAACCATTGTTATTTTGACCAGCAGTTCCCAAATTGCCTTCTGGATCTACACTTTCAAACCACCAATCTTTTGAAATAGTACCATCACTACCTGGTGATGGACCACCACCTGTATCTCCAGCTCCACCCGCTCCTCCGTCAGCACCACTATCACTGGCATCAATTGTTCCGTTCAAAACCAGATCGCCTGCAACTTTGATATGCAAAACAGTTCCATCGGTAGCTGGATTTATAAGAGTCAATGATCTCGAAACATTGACTGTGAGATCTTTGTAGTTTTTTGTTACGATGTTTGCGCTTGAAGCATCAATGTTTGTGTTTGAGGAGATTACGGTATCGCCGTCCGCGCCAGTACCACCAAATTTCGTATGAGGATTGGCCGTTGGTGTCTGAAGTAGGAAATTTGTGCCATCGTATAAAATCTCGTAAATGTCCCCAGATACGAAGTCGCCTGCTACCAAATCAAGACCATCTTGTTTTTTGATAGTCTTTGCGCCAATAGAGTTTACATTTATGGTTGTCGCGGCGGTATTGTCTGAAGCTGCCTCGAAAACAGCTCTGTCGCCCGCGGTATAAGCAACATACTGGGCATCAACAGATAGAGTCAAAACATTCGCCGTGCCGCCCACTATGGCATATTCACCAGCTTTTGAAATAACATCTAAACGTAATTCGTTATAATCAGTGGCAAGGGCACTATCGCCACCCGCAACTGTTGTGGAATTTAGTGCCATACCTATGCGTCATTAAAAGTAATTGTACTTTGGACGTTCAATGATTCGGTGTTACTCTTTGTGACAGTTTGCACAAAACGATTGAAGAGCTGCCCTGTATCTACGGACCCTGTTCCATCAATAAACATGCCATATTCTTCGAATGTGCCGTTCACTTCAGCAGCACTAAAAAAGGTTTCCAAAAAGGCAACGTTGCTACTATCTGTGCCGCTTGATAATGCTTTTCTGAATGTTTCCGTTCCAAGTAGGGTATCTCCAACGACTGCCGCTGTGTTGTCGGTCCCAAGAGCTGTGTGTGTGACTGTGCCAGTAAAAGTTGTATCCCCGCCAAGGCGCTGCGCGAGCACTGCGCGGCCCACTGTACAAGTAATGTTTTCAATAACAAATTCCCGCAACAAAAAATTCCTATGGAGTAATGATAAGTATTTGCTATAGTCTTCCCAGTTAGACCTTAATGCTTCTCTTGTTGCTTTTCCTGAAGAAATAAGTTTTTGCCTAAAAGATACAATTTCTTGAATTGTATGCTCGAGACCCTTTGCTCCAGGAGATGTAATATCACAAAAAGAAAATTTGTGTAAACCCTTTGCTGATGGTGTTTCAATATTTTGCATAATAAAAAAGTCGGCAAAGTCCGACTCTTAAAGAGTTCTATGAATAAATTATACCACACTCTCTAGCCCCACTCAAATAAATCCCAGCGCGTATCAATAGGATTGACACCTTCGGGCTCCCATGGCCATGGTGGTGTAGTCTCGGTTAGTGTGTTTACATCGGGTGACTCAACGGTTTCTGCTTGAGTTGCACTTTTGATTCCACCCTTAGCTGTTTGATTTACGTCAGCCGACTCTACAGTTTCATCCGCAGTAGCAAAAGTCTCGACAACATCATCAACATTCAACTCGATCGAATCCTTTGTCCTCAAGAGTTTTTGCATGAACTCAACCCAGCCAAAAAGTGTTGTAGCAAATGTCACATTTATTTCAAGATAGTCACGAAATTCACCCTGGTCCTGTTTCTTAGTGACTTTTTGAATCACAAAATCATCATCGATGTTTCTGCTTGTTGTATCAGTAACACGAAGAAGCTGCCCTGCTCTTAGTCCTTTTTGATCAGTGGTAAAAGTGCCAGTCACAACAGCGTTAGCAAATTCATTCAGTCTTGCATTGGCAATAACAAGTGCGGTGTTCGTATCAACAATGTTTCTATCCGTGACAGGATCGAGATCAAACACACCGTCCCCTAGCCCAAGTGCTTTCAGAGCGCCTATACTTACCGCTTCTGAAACGCGGACTTGAATCGGAATACGCTCATTATAGGAAAATCGGATAAATTCGGCTGCCACAAGAGTTGCTTCACTGGCCGTAGCGCGCACTGATTTTTCGTTACTATTTGTCACATAATCGACTGTTGTCTCGTCAGCAATTCCTTCAATTCCAAGTGTTTTTGTTACACTAAATAATGAAAATGTATCCCCGCTGGCCTGGCTTGGTACGGCCTCAACTGTGAAGCTACCAGCCCCAGGGACGGTCAAAACTTGCCTCACAGCGTTGCTGCGGGTTCTATTTACAATGTGATCACCTACGAGCAATCCGTGCGCTGCGGCGACTACAGTGGTCGTTGTAGTGCCACCTTCCATGGTATCCGTGCTCGAGTTATTATCAATTGTCAACGTCATGTTGTTGTACTTGGTTTTCATCAACCATTCGCGGAGAGTGTCATCACCTTCAACTACCTGAGCATAAAGTGAATCTGATGTTTTTTCTCCCCCGCGGACAATAATGCGGTTTCCAATATTACTCGTGTCGCATTCTACGCTCAACTTTGTAAAGTTGTCTGATGTGTCTGTGATACTAAACGGTGCCACTTCTGTTATCTTGGCTACGAAATGGATGTCACGCTCATAATCGATGTACCAATTATTGTTGAAGTTCTTTGCAATTTGGTTAATCAGTTCGGTTGGTTTGATTTGCGGTGCACGAAGATCATCAAAATCTGGTGTTGTTTCGACATTGTTCAATGTAAAGCTGGTATCGTCATTCACGCGCAGACCATTCCATTTGACTGATCCACTACCTGTTTGCACAATTTGCAATGCCGCATAATCGGTAGCTGTCCAAACTGGTGTGCCCACAATCGTGGCATCGGTGAACTTGTCGCTATGATAATCAAAATCAGTATCAGCGCTTAGCGTTATGGTGAATTCTGCATAATTGCTTGAATCAGAACCAAGGCGCACCTTGAGGGTAGTAATAAGGCTTTGATCCGTAGTTGAAAACCAATTCATTAACAGTCCCTTGGTAGGAGCACCAGAAGTAGCACCAACGAAATCTGAAATATCCTTTGAAGTTGGGGTCGCTTCCCAGAGCGCCGTGCCACCTGAATTTGTCCAACCAAATACACCAGATGCTTCGGCTTCTATAAAATCAGTGGTATCTACGGTAGGATTATTGCCGTCCGATGATTCGATCCACTCAGCTTGAATTGCAGCATTGTTGGCAAAACTGATGTCATCTATAGTGCTGTTGAAGTTGACCGTGCTGTTTACGAATGAGTTGATGATGTAGCGCGAGTCCACATCTTCCCACGTGTCAGCAACAACCTTTTTATCAAAAATCTTTGTGTAATCGATTCCAGTGACTTTGTATTCAATATTTTCAAGTAGTTCAATATTCTGATCCTGAACGCGGTTTACGGTTCCACCAAAAATAAGCTCACCAACCTGATCGTCAGCGCTTAGTGAAACGGCAGGAGCGGCCGTGAGAACGATTGTACGGGTGGATTCGGTATAAGTAAGCACTGTGGCCTTCTCTTCCGCAGAATCGCCAATTTTGAGGGTTATCTCTTGCCCCGCGCGGAAAGCCAAAACGTCTACCTGGTAGCTGTCTTTCAGCACAATTGTGACAGTCACGTGTGTGCTCACAAATCCACCATCATATATTCTGATATCCTGGTTTTCAGATGGCTTTGCGTTTTGGAAAACCTTAAAATTACAGCTATCAGTGCGCTGTTGAATTTGGTTTTGAATGCGTAGTGTGTTCGCAGCAACATCCGCACTACGATCTGTGTCATTGATGCGATAAAAAATCATACAACGGCTGATGAATTCTGGACAAGTTTAGTGAGTCGGTCGCCAACTTTCTCAATAAGATCTTCGCCAGAAACATCGCCGTTTACGACTATGTTGATTGTGGTACCAAAACCACCCAGTCCGCTTGCCTTATTGAGTGGAATCACTGCCTCGGGCCCTGCTTCACCGAGACCAGCTACTATTGGCTTTGTAACAATACCACCCTTCGCAAGTAACGGAATTTCTGGAATCTGTGGCGCATCAAGACCTACAATGCCAGCGCCTTTTTGTACAACCGAATTAATTGCCCTAATAATTTTATTGATTTTCTCAAGCACAAAGTTGAGCGTGGCCTTCACAGCAAATTTGATACCATCAAGCGCAAGTTGAGTTGCTTTCTTTACTCCGCCCCATAAAGCACTCCAGACCTCAGTGAATGGTGAAGTGAATCCACTTACTATACTTACAATTGCCTGCATGCCCGATGTAACAAACCCTTTTATGCCTTCCCAGATTTTGCTAGTGAAACCTTTTATGCCATTCCAAATTGTTGTCCAAATCGTCTTGATTGCATTGAGTACGGTTGTTACAACTTCTTTTATTGCTGTGACTTGCATTGTGATCGCATCCTTCATGAACGTCCAAACTTCAACCATGAAATCTCTGATGTTTGTGAAGATCTCCACGATATCGACGCCAAGCAATTCGAATCCTAGCACTATCAATCCAACGACAAATGCCATCCAGAATTTTATGAAATCGCCGATAGCTCCAAATATGATTTTGAAAAAATCTGATATTCCTGTAAAAATAGATATCGTTTTTTCACTGACTTTGTCCCAAGCCTTCGTAAAGAATTCAACAATGGCGCCAATTACTGTCATGAAAAATGTTTTGATTGCGGTCCAGATCTCGATTGCAAGGTTCTTGACTTTGTCCCAATTCTTGATGAGGAGTATGCCCGCGGCGATCAGTGCTACAATCGCAGCGATCACGGCCGCGACGGGTGCTGTTATGGCCCCAACCACTGAAGCAATGACACCGAAGGCAGCAATCAATCCAGGCAAAATAATCAATAATGGTCCAAGAACAAGCAAAAGACCACCAATTACAGCAGTGACAATGACTAGTTTTTCGGTCAATTTCGGATTCTCTTCTACCCAATCAGCTATTTTTTCAACGACAG